TCCCGGACAATTTGTTGTGTTGTTGTGGTTTCTGCCATGATCAGCCCTTTACCATTCCGCCTTTTTCAAGCGATTTCATAAGTTTGTACATTCTTGCTGCCCCTTTGCGTCGGCTTCCTGCGCCTGCATTGCGCACAGCTTTAGCAGTAAACACAAATTCGCCATCTGACAACATCGCAGGAATATCATCCGAAGTGCCCGTACCTGGCCCATTAATAGGCCCACTCTTACGAGGGAACTCTCTAATTGAACCACCCTTGGCGGCCATTATTGGTTCATCAGTACCAAGGAAAGGGGAGTAGTATTGTTGGCGGCGTTGAGCACGGCGACCGTAGTAAGGAGAATACTCTGCCTGCATGATGCCCGTAGGTGTAACAACACCTGAGGCACTAGCGCCTTGTGCACCTGAGTATGAAGTCTCACGGTAAGGGTTGTATGAGCCAGCGCCTTGGGACTGGTAGTTGTATAACCTTCCACTAAACTGACCTGGGTTATCCCGCATGTAGTCCTGTCCGGTGTAGTTGCGCTCAAAGGCAGGCGCCTGCGTACCGGGATCTCTTTTAAAACCACCAGAGGCGGCTGCAACCCCTAAGCCTGCCCCTGCTAAAGGCGCGTATCTAGAGAAAATACCTGGTTTATTTGCACTGTATGCAGCTTCATAAGCAGCGTTTGCCTCCGCCGTAGTCGGAGTAAGGCCTTCTGCTCGGGCCGCTCGTACATACTCCGCGCGTGCTTTACTTCCTTCAAGAATAGCTTTTTGATTTTCCGCTTGCACGGCAGGGCGATCAGGAGAAAGGTATTCCTTGTACCCAGCTTTTAAAGGGTCCATAACACTACTGGCCGCTTGTCGTGCAGTGTCCACAGGGCCAGTCATGCCTAACACATCACGTTCAATTCCAATATTACTAGGAGAAGGACCAAGACTAGCAGTACTGACAGAATCAGGGCCCATTCCAATACTTCTAAGATACTCCGCCTGAAAGTCTTGAGGGGCCACATTTGCAGGAGGAGGCAGACCAGCAGGAGGCAGATTAGTAGCAGATACATTAGCTCCAGGCTGATTTACAGCGGTTTCTATGGCTTGTACTGGGCCGGGAGCTTCTACTCGAGGAGCAGGAATACCTCCTTCTGCAATAGACCTGTCGCCCACAGGAATAGACCTGTCTTCTACTGGAACATCCTGGGGCCGTGAGGGAGAAGACTTTGGAAAATAACCCTCTTGTTGACCGTATGCAACGCCTGCGCCTGTAAGGCCACTGACTGCTCCCGTCCTTAAAGCATTTTTAAGGGACATTCCGGAGGCTAGTCCAAAACCAGTGCCAAGCACGCCGGCGGTCAAACCTTGATTTAAAACGCTTCCTGCCGCACCAGGTAAATAGCTTCCAACTGAAGGAGCGATAGTGCTACCAACATAGCCCAGAGCCGCACCTTTAAGCACGTCTTGTAGGTTTCCCCCGCCCAAGGCCGTTATGCCCCCGCTTGCAATCGCCCCAGCAGTGCCAATACTAAAACCAACGCCAGCCGGTCCAAGAAGCATGGTCGCACCAACTGTTAAAGCGATGCGTCCAATAGGACTTTTGGCTATTTCTTTTGTAACGTTTACAACTGCTTTTACAGGCGCAGTAACTGCTTTCCAGGCACTGCTAAAGAACCCATATTCCATCAATCCTGTATACGGATTGCGAGTCCCCATGCCCCCCGCTTGTCGCAGCATTTCTGCTTCTTGAGGAGTAATGTGCGCAAGCATTGTGTCCCCGTTGCGTCCCATCCCTTGAAGGGCTTGAGCAGCATCGGCTAGACCACCATTCTTCATTGCCATCGGTTCTTGTGGCCCGGGAGCCATGGCCTCTGGGGCGACGTTCTGTGCGCGCTGAATGCGTTGCTCATTCATAGCAGCAAGCATCGTAGAAATAAAGTTTGGATCAAACTGAGCAGGGAAGTCGCCTTCCTCAATCGCGCCCGCTTCTATACCTTGACGAATGATTTCCCCATATTGCTCTGGGTACTGCAACATGTATTCAAGTAGCGTAACAAAAGCTTCAATCTCACTAGGCTTTAAATTTAACCCCCCTAAGCTCTGGCCAATAGCCGATTTATATTCACTAAAAGCTTGTGGGTCGATCTCCTGCATCGCAGAGGATGCGGCGTCATACGCGTCTAAACTTGAGACGTAACCCCGTGAGGGTTCCTTTTTTTGCATGGGCAGGGGAGCCGCCATGATGCCTTCATTAGCCATGATTATCCTTTCCAGTTGTTGCCAAAGGCCTCATGGGCCGCGCGCCGGGAAAGGACGCGAATATGGCTGTAATTATGTCGCATTTCACTAGCTCCTGTCTACCAGAAGTGCACTTACAGTTACATAAACATAATTTTGCGAAGAAGTAACAAACAGCTCATCGTATCCCTCCAACACCAAAGGACCAGCGTTCCAACCGGCCAAGAGGTCTACATATTTGTTTGAGGCTACCGATTCTAGTGGCACGAGGTAGTGCGTTCCAGACCCGTCAGGAGAAAAGGTAACCGTTATGTTAGTGCTACTTCCCCCTATGTTTGCTATCCAAATAGACTTGACAATGGCGGTTGAGGCAGCAGGAACCGTTAACACAATTAACGGTATGGTTGCGGACGGCGTACTTTTAAAACGTTTATATGAGTTTGCCATTATTTTCCAAAGAACCAGGTCTGTGCCTGATCCTTGTCCTCGGTTACAACAGGGGTGTAAGTACTGTTGAGCTGTAAAATAATCTGCTCAAGCGAGCGAACAAGCTGGTTGAACTGCGACGCATCATAGGCAGGCGATGCGTTGGGCAGACGAACGTTGGTAATCTTGCTCATCGCAAACCATCAGGCTGGATATCAACACGCAACGTTCCATAGCGCCAGTTGGTGTCTATTTCATTGCTCTCAATACGCAAGCTGATTTGCCTTCCGCGCGCGCGAGTGTCCACCTTCTCCGTGTTTGGAGCGATGATGTACGGGTCCAAAGAGCTTGCGCTGGCTGTTGCCTGTGGATAGGGACGCAACAGTAAATGCACGGTCAAGTTGCCTTCTTGGTTCTTGAAGTCAGGAATGAAACGTTTCATAAATAGCATCTGGTCCCCGTCGCCAATGTCAAAGTAGCCAGACTTGACCAAGGCCGTTATTGCCGCTCCGTTGCCGTTCTTGCCGTCTTCGTGGTTGTAGATCAAAGAGCGACCTGCTGTGAGCCCGTTGATTGTGCTAATAGTGGCCTCAGTGTTATTGGGCAAGTATTCAGCAGCAGTCGGTTTCGAATAAGTTCCCAAATCCGTCCATGCAGTACGTGCCATAGTTCCAATAGACCAGACATTCTCTAAGTAATTGAACGTGACAAACCGATCAATATAGTCAGAGCTTAATGAGCAATACCACCAGGTGACCTCATTAAATTGGGTGTTCACACCGATATTTACCTTGGTGTTTTGAACAACGTTGAGGTCCTTGAAGACGTAGTCCTGCACTGTACATGCAAGCTTTTTCACTGTTCCATCAAACATGAAGAACGCGTCCTTGCCCATCCAAAAGGACACTCCGTTTACGTCGGCAGAGGCATGTGGGCCAATCAGGCCGCAGTTTGATCCTAACTGTTGGAAACCAAAAGTGTAGGGTGGACCGATGTACTGCATGCCATGCAAAGAAGTATCTGTCCATATAAGAATCTGTCCCCTGGATCGATCGGCCGAGATGATCAGGTTGCCGTCCGTGAGCCGTTGTCCGCCGGCCGTGTTTGTCGCACTCTCAGCAAAAACATTAATATCCTCCTGATTGGAGAAGCGAACAAACATGGGGTCCTGAGTAGCTGGCGATCCAATGGTGGACTCTGTGCCAAAACACACTAAGTGCCTGTCAGGGGTAGATACCAAGGCATACGTGTTCTTTGTAGGAGCTCCAGAAATAGCTGTTACACGTGTAGTAATACCTGCACTTGTGTCAAACAAATAAATAGCCCCGTCCACAAGTTGGCATATGATATCTTCACCAAAATTATCAAACTGCCAGACCCGCGAACTAAGGGTCACGGAAGTAGATACCGCTCTTGGTGTTCCCCAAGTGCTCGCACCCCACGTTCCTACGCCCCAACCATAGTCCAACGTACTGACCGCAGTGCCTACGTTAATTTGATAAGCAGCATTCGCGGTGCCTGCGGCGTTAACTGTTGACGTGGCAGCGGCCGGGGAAAGTATGGTGTACTTATTAGCACTTGTGATGAATTGAATTTCAAATTCGCCAGTCAAACTTGCGTTAGTAATACCTCCAGGATTTCCTGTAACGCTCGAGAACGTAACAAAATCTCCAGCAATACAGCCGTGAGCAGCGTCATTTACGGTGACGGTGGTGGAGGCATTGACGGTGTCAAAGGTGACTCCCGCGGCCGTCCTGCGAATAGGAGTGACATCTCCCCACGAACCTCCATATAGCGCATATAGCTTTCTATTGGTGCCCACAATCATGTAGGGCGCACCATCCAAAGCATTCCATGTATATATTTCGCTGATCATGCCAACTAAATAAGCAGGGGTTTCATTAAACTGCGTCCAGCCGCCTATCTTCTCCGGCAGGCCATAGCGAAAGCGCACGTAGTCCGAGTCAATCCAGCCGCCTTCAGCGCCGTACTCAGTGTTTTGTTTGTCTACACCAGGTTTGAGAATAATTCGTGCAAGTGCCATGGCTTATCTAAATCCTGCGGTTTTTTTTGCTATCTTCTTTGGTTGAGCTACAAACTGCTTTCCCGCCGCCTTGCCCTTGCGCTTGGCCTTGGTTGTTGCAGCATACTCCGCCGGGCTTAGACTTTTGATCGCAGCCTCTGGGAGATACCGCTCACCCGTTTTAGACGAAGGCTTTCCCGACTTAGTGCGCCATTTCTGGTCGCCCCAGTTTTTAAGGGATTGTTGTGGGGCTTTCAATCTCGGTAGCCTCCGCCTGCTTTTTTATAACGTTGTGCCACCATCTGTGCTTTTCTGGCGCTCCATTGCCCTGCGCCAGTGCCTGCTGTGGCTTCTGCCTTTACAGCGTTAAAGATACGCTTGCGTAACTCAGGCTTAGTGTAATTTCCTGCGGCGTTGACCGTGGACTTTGCTTCGCCACCTTTTTTATAAGAAGCAGTCTTAGCGGCATTAGCAAAATCAGATTTCTTTGGCGCACCCTTGGCACCGGGACTTCTCATTGATTCACCAGAACCGGCCGCAATGCGTTTTTTCTTTGCCGCAATATTGGCATACAAGCCCCCACCCGCTGCTTTTACAACTGTGTTTTTTTTCATGCGGCAACTCCTAAAAACAGTGCACGTTCGTCTTTACGACGGTTTTCTAACCCTTTGAGTATTTTGCCACCCGCCTTGCAATACTTCAAGAGTTCTTCCGCAGCACCTTCCATATCGCCCCTAAGAACCTTCTGACGGAGGGTTGAGCGCTGTAGTGTTCCCAAACCAACATTAAAGCTAAAAGATATAAGAGCATCGTACTGACCCTGAGTGAGGGGAACAGGACAGAACTGAACCACACCTCGCTCAAACCGAGCCAAATCTGCTTTAAGAATTCCATTGACTTCTTCCATGCTAAACGTGCGGT